CTTGATTTATAGGGAGGTAGTTACCCCCCGTCCAGCCTACTTCATTGGAGGACGCTAAACAAGCGCTGTCCAACTAGTAGGAGAAGTCACCTTCAGGCAAAATGCCCGTTGGTGGTTTTGTGCATTACTGTTCCCTTAGAGCGACTTTATTGACAAAATTGTCGCCCGATGCATAGTGAGGATATTTTCCCGAAAACGGGCGAGATACCCCTACGGTGCTAGGTTCAGTAATACGTCGCAGGCAAAACGGTTCCTCAGAGGAAGATCCTCTAAGGGCCGCTAGCATCAGAATATTCGCATATTCTATTTCATTGAGTCGGAACACGTCACGGACAGGGTTGGATTTAACTTCCTTCCAAGTCCATTGTGACTGAGTCCGGTCCCACCGTACATACGGTGAACTCATTGCTACATCGAGTGGTACGCTATAACAGCTATCACCCGGTTCCTTTCCAGGGCGGAGAAACTTACCGCCCCCAAAGGATCTCACCACGGGCCGAACTTCTGTGAAGAAGTCAGAAACCCGCGGCGAGCGCTCGCAAGAGTTATGAAACGCGAAAAGCTCACGCACGTCAGTGAGTCTTTTCTTGAGATGCACAGGCCTTACATCCTGTCCTGCGTACCAATCGGCCCCACAACTTTCACGAAAAGGACCCGTAATGAACGTCTTGTCGACGTTTGTACGGAATCCGAGTTCTAGCAACATTTCTATTGCTAGTAGCGCTGCATCCTGGCGAATGATGATATCATCTCCATAAACAGAGAAGTCGTCACCATGACCGCATTGATGCATCGCAGCGTGACAGACACTCGCAAAAACGAGTGTCTGAAGTGGGAAACAAAAACCATTACCCATAGAACAGAACTTAGAATACTCTTCCGAGTTATCTTCGCCCTGTACTATATAACGAGGAGCACGAATATCATTTAAATACTCGTACCATTCGGGAGGAACCATATCTCTCACAACTTCTATCGACAAAGAGTCGCTAGCTGCCGCAAGATCGATGGTAACATAGGGGTTAGTCCCACCTTTCGTACCTTCAAGAGCAAGCTCTTGATTGCGCGTTTGGTCAGACAAATCGATACCATGGCGCTTTAAACAAGCACGCATGTATTGATCTGTTCCCTTTTGTATAAATCCATTGAGAAACGGTTCTACAGCTATACTACGATGAGTTTTCGCTGTCTTTGGCACAAAACTTATTTTGTTATGGTCTACAAACGTACACCGCTCACGAATCCTCGACACAAAGTCAAGGGGATCGTAACATTTCATTGCACCTGGAAGGATGCAATCACGAATCTGGGAGTTTTCCCAGAGAGCAGGTATCACGTATTGTAAGGCATCAGGAGTAACGGTCCAACGAGGCGCAAAGATTTTTCGCGCAACATTGGTCTTATCACCGTGTATTCCCATAGATGCTCCACCAGTAACGTCGCACAACGAATATATTTTCGAGAGATCAGGTGCAAACCCGATAACTCTAGATATATAATCTCTACCTAAACGCCAAAATTCAGCGTTAGGATCCCAAGTTTTATTTCGGGCAGAGATTTTCAAGTTAGTTTCCATACAAGCTTCCTCTGAATCAACAAACTTTTTCAGAGCGGTAGCCTCGGGGTCTAACCCGGGAACTTCCTTTGAAGTGAATGGATATTTCTTGATGAGTGCAGCGATCTGAACGTCCCTGAAATAAGAATCAGGTGAGTCATACATCTGTGGACTCGGTCGTTCAGCCCATTCCAAGAGCCCGTGAAAGTCACGTGCTCGTAACAGAGTAAGGAGTTTATCCTTATCTGGAATGGTGGTGGATCCAATAGCGACCCTCAATATACCAACATGGTAGTCTTGAGGAATACGGACTAGCTTTGTATTAAAGCTTTTTCGTTTTGAAGGTTTCATAATAAAAGCTCCTAGGGGCAGTACGCCCCGTTAAACGTGCAAGTGAAGAAATTAAGCAAGTAAGTTTTGTTGCCTTTCGAAATCGAATTCCCATTCGAAATCGTAGGGCTCAATCTGTCGTAGAGGTTTTACTTCTACTTCAGGTTGTTTACTTACGCCATCTTGATATTGCCACATCGATAGCCCCATTAAAAGGGCAATCAATGTGTAACGCGTATAACCGCGCGACAGAGGAACGATCCTCACAACCAGTTCATGCAGAACCCGAATAGGTTCTTTAAGCATGAGTAATTTTCTGGTTAGTGAAAACATCGAGCCCTGCCGCGGAAATCGCGAAAGTGCAAGCATCAGTAATAGCTGCTTCAATTTCAGCCTCAGCGGTACCTACAGGAAAGGCCCCATCGATTGATACGATGAGATCACCTACAGGGTCCGTGCCGTCGGTTGCAGTACGTGTGCACTTGATCATAGAACGACCTTTACCGAGACTGTCAGATGAGGGCTTAGGCGCAACGCGCTTCAGGTCCACATAATCTTTCACGGTGAGGCTGTTCGTAGCGCTTACATAGCGCGATGAATCAGGTGTACGGTTTGTGTCATCGGCATATGCGATGGCGTTTACTGTTATAGACATTTTGTCTTCCTACGTTTGAGGTTATGGGTGTATAGTATATCACCTACTCTTAAGCTTGCGCCTAGAGAGAGCAATTAAGTCCAAGTGCCGCTTTTGACCAAAATCTCCTTGTAACGGGAGAGGCTGGTATGCAGCACCGACGGACAATACTGGTACACGCGTTGTTACCGACTCCACAGAATTGTGGGTTATCGGTGTATGCGACAATAAAGTATATGACCCTGATAAAAGGGTTATATCCACCGTTGCGGTGGTACGCTTTATCGTGCGCGTCGTAGTCCATTGTCCTAACCTTCGCACCCCGTGTTTGGGGGATATGGCCTCAATCAATGTACCAAGATTGACGAACATATCGGCTACAAACGAGAACGGCACAAGTTCATATGCCGCAGACGGAATCTGGAAAAGGTCAATCCCTAAAGGATCAATACCTTTATCCGTCTCATAGAGTATCCCGCTTCTGACAGACACTTCGACTGAGGTTCGTGCATTTACCGTATAGGTAAACGGACTTACCACTACATCGTAAGATGTAGAGTCTCCAGTGCTGAATTCAGCGTGACCCCGTGCGGTTTCCCGCTCAGGTCTATACTCTTGCGTTTGTAACGCAGCGATGGCTCTAGCTATGTTTTGGACATCGAAAACGATTGGTCGGGCACCGTAACGGTACGCCAACCATGAATCCGATAAAAACTGTCCCGTGGTTTTATTCCGTTCTAACTGAGAACGGTGTTTCCGTTTATCACGCCTTGCTTGGGTGATTAGACGGTCCCACGACTGCAGAGGTCTCCGCAGAAAACCTAAAGTCCTACGCAATTCCGCAACGGTGACGAGCCCCTGACTTTCAGAGGGTCGAACACTCGCTGCAGCTTGGGTGCCAGCTAGGCGCCGCAAGTTTGCGTAATCGATCGGTACATTAAGATGCCCTGGCATATGCTCACGTCCCCACCAGCTTTCGCTGAAGGTTTTCGTGTAGGCACAGTCATTGCTCCCTTGAGGTCTGTTATAAGACCACGTACCAGCCGACCAATCCGAAGTAGTTTCAACTTTACTATACGGATTGATAAAGACTTCTCCTTTGGCACTACGCTTTTTATAGTTCGGAATCACCACGTCTGAGATGGATTCATACTCACCTATAGTAATAGGTGGATGAGTGTTCGTCCCAGATATGGCGTCGCAACTGGTATCAGTACCAGTATACGAAGATTCGGGAATAACTACATCCCGGCTATCTCGTTCTCTAAATCGCATTGTGTTTCTCCAAAGGGTTAATTAGGCTAGAGGCCTGGTATATCCAGGTCGTGTGGGGGAGGATACCCCTGCGCGTATCTGCAGCTACAAGAGCTACAATCAGCGATAACAGGATGTTATCACCTTTTTACCGAAATCGAAGACAGCCCGAAAGGCCCTCTTAGATCCGGGACGCACAGCGTCAGCACCCGGTATGAAATTTAAAACCGGGATACGGACTATCAACCTGCGATTCTGCACAGGTAGTCCTTCTTTTTAGACACCCCTCCCTAAGGAGGCTTTGATTACGATCAATGCATCGTTCAGCGTTGGCACCTGCTAACGTTGACGCGACGCCCTTCACTGAATTGTGAAGGAGTATGCTTTTCACGGTAGATACAGAGTATCCATCGAGCAAGGCTCTAACAACTAGAGCCTCGGCATATCTTTTACTTGATCGTTCGAAGTCCTCTGGTATCTCAATCAGACCATTGCTGTTACGGATAAATGTATGAATGTCTTCCTTCATTCGATAGATATCAATCAAGATGTCTTTAATCGTTTGAGTTTGACGCATAGTATAAATCCTCTACAGTTTAATAAATGGTACGCACGCGGCATCAGTCTGAAGGCATAGCGCCCTCATTCCTTGCTTTGTGTGAGTTGAGATACCCG